CCGATACATCCAATATGAATGAAGGGCCCATAACAGGAGCTGTTGATTCGTCAACGGTTTACTCGACTGGGTCTCAATTAAGAGAAACAGTATTGAGTTGTAACGCTACAGAATCTAACTCTGAACAAGAAAGGGTTAGTCGTGGGATGGAACACCACGCGACAAAGTCCCCATGTGAAGTCGTTGATCGGTCGTTCTCATTAATGAGAAGGCTGATTTCTATGGTCAAAGATATTATTTCTAAGACTCCAGAGACAAACATGGTTAAGATCCTAGGATGTGTAAGCACATACCTAGAGGTTTTTCTTCTTTTTGGCTTTAGGCCGGAAGAGGGAAAGCTCGATTCATTAGCAAAATCACTAGTTAAGAGCTTAGGTTTTGCCGTATTTTTCAATGACGACGGGAGGAGGGATTGGGTTAAGTACTTTAAGTACAAGAGCGCAGCCTTCTTCAGTTTCTGGATGGAACAAGATCTGCCTGTAAGACCTGAAGGTCTTCACAGCGATGAGCATCCAGGTGTTCTCTTCGGAGGCCAGCTTTACAGCTGGCTTAAGAAGAAAATGCATCTTATTAGTTTCCGTGAATCATTTGCGGCAACCATCTTACAAAGTAAGAAGGGTATGCCCCGCGTTTCACCAGAAGCTATAAAAGATGCTGAACAGAAAGCATTTGACACTATGACTTCAGAAAAAGCTACGTTGAGTGCCGACTTTATTGTCGGTCCAAACTCATGGGCTAAGGAGAAGTTTGGTGCCAAGGCACTTGAAAAACAAGTTCATATAGGGAAGTGTGAGATGCAATCTTACATCTACTACCACGTACTAGGGATGTTCAATGATCCGGAAAAAACTAGGTTTGATCTGGAAAAAGAAATATCGCCTTACGTACCTTCTCTTTCTTCCAACTACTGTAATTCTGTAAAGAAATATGGTACAGTTGGTGTTCTGAAAGACATGGGGCTACTAGATATACTGAAGGGGTGCGAGCTTAAAGCTAGCATCTCGGAGGGCCTATTTAGTGAACCTGTTTCGGAGTACTATGGGGAGAGAGGAATAGAGGATACGGAGGGAAAGAAGGCATTGAATGATTCAATACCTGGTACCAATGGATACTTTCGTGAGCCGGTGATAGAGTTGACAACAGATGAGTTTGATAGAAACTTTCGCAGTATTTACTGGAAGGCTTTCAAACTCGCGACTACTGAAGAGAAGAGGGTTATACCCTTGGGTCTCGCAGAGCCGCTAAAAATCCGTGTCATCACTAAAGGACCGCCACTAACCTACTTTGTTCTAAAACCCTACCAAACGTTTGTCTGGAGGACTCTTAGGACCATGAAGAAGTTCACTTTTATCGGGGAGACTTGTACGTCCGACAAGCTTAATGAGATTTTTGCTGTTCCTTTACAGGAGCCAGCTCACATTAAGTATATGTCAGGGGACTACTCGGCAGCCACCGATGAACTTCAATCATGGGTTTCAGAAACTATAGCCGATGCGATTTGCGATGGCTTAGGTTTGAGCGATGTGGTGAGGACTCTCTTTACAGAGAGCCTCACTGGACACATCTATGAGTACCAGAAGATGGAGAGGGAACAGAAGAGAGGACAACTAATGGGAAGCATAACGTCTTTTCCAGTCTTGTGTCTCGCTAATGACGCACTACTCAGCATTTGCCGAGATCTGTGTGTCCGAGAGGAACCAGGAACTAGAAGACATTATCAGACCGCTTTCAATGGAGACGATTGTTTAGCTTCATATAGTAATCCTAACTATCCAATTTATTGGAGAGCTTTAGGGGATCTAATGGGCTTAACAGAATCACTAGGTAAAACTTATTTCTCGAACCACTTTGTAACACTTAATAGTGTATTCTTCTCAATAGAGTCGAATGTCGAAAATGACTGGAAGTGTGAGTTCAAGGAGATCAAGTACATAAACCTAGGTTTGCTCCATGGGAACAAGCGGAGTGCTATAGTTGTTGAGGGAGGTTTAAAGAAAAGGAAAGGTAGTAGGAGAGGAGAGCAGGAGAATGTAGAGAAAGGGGAGTGTAAGGAAGAGATGGGGGAGGGGTTGTCTGAAAAAAAGATGATTACCGAACTCGGTTCTGACCATGTGGAGTTATTAGACCGTTGCCCTGAGATTTGTTTAAATACCGTTAGGAAATACTTTTTGTATATCCATGGTACTCGTCTCAGAGAGCAAAAGACTAGTTGGTTTCTACCAACTTATCTTGGCGGGTTAGGCATGAAGCCAACCCAATACACATTTATGGAGTCCTGTCTTGCACGAACTTTAAAAATCTCTGGACTCGTGGAAAGGATCAAGCCAATACCAACTCGTAAAGAGTGGAGGACTTATGATCTGAGTACAGGGTACAAGAACAACGTTTTGGGAGCTTTTGCTTCTAAACGCCATTACATGAAGTTGAAGAATGAATTACCGGAGAGTTACTTAATCTTAAGGGAACTCGCAGAATGCGAGAACTTAAGTGAATTAAAGTGCCTCAGCCGTTCATTCGAAACTACATGTCAAAATTGGCTAAGAAACGTTTCACGTATCCATCAAAGAGCAAGAGCTGCCCTCATTCTCAAAAGGGATAGTAACATAGAATTCGAACAAAAGTGTTCTGTCTCTGGTATCACCCGAAGGCCAAAGGGCCCCCCTGAAAATGAACTTGAGGATTGATGAAAAGCTAGGATCTAACTTTGTCATGCACCACACGATTTCTTTTATAAGAGTCTGCACGCCTCGTAGTGTCGGGGTCACAATTGTGACTCGAACGAAGGAGGAACGCGCCCACCCGCCAATGCGGTGTGTGGATCTTATTTAAGAACGTTGGGATAGGTGTCTCTTGTGTAATTGCTAGTTTAATAATTAAAAATGTCCTGATCAACCTTGATTAGGCAGAACGGTAGCTTTCAACAGACG